GTGGGTGAGATATGAGTGGTGAATTAAAACCCTGTCCTAAGTGTGGGCCGCACAACCTAATCCGTGAGCTATCAATTAATGATCGCGTATGGGTTAAGTGTACGTCTTGCACCTTTACCGCATGGGAAGAAGATTGGAATGCGCGCGCAGATGATTGGATAAGTGAGAAAGAGAAAGCTCAGTTCTGGACTAAGGCTAGTGACACTGGTTGCTGTGTTGAGTGGCAAGGTAGCCTTAACTCTGACGGGTACGGTACATTTAAAGGTGGCAGGTTGGCTCATAGATTAAGCTATGCGATTATTAATGGCTTAAACCCTGATAACTTGGATGTAATTGCACATAGGTGTGACAATCCATGTTGCATTAATCCTGACCACCTATTTGAAACAGATCAGCAAGGCAATATGACTGACATGCAAATGAAGGGCAGAGGCAAGCAATGGGGCGCATCATCAAAGTATCATGGGGTTTCTTGGCGCAATGATACACATAAATGGAGAGCGACATTTAAGGGTAACGGTATACTCAATAGCTTAGGCAGCTTTACGAGTGAAGTTGATGCTGCAAAGGCTTATGATGCTTATGTATCTGCAAGATTTGGCAGCGCTGCGGTATTAAACTTTCCACTACCAGAACCACCAAAGGTAATTTAAAGTAAAAGGTTTTAAATGGCAGGTAACTCAAACTCAGGGCGCAAGAAAGGCGTACCAAACAAAGCAACACAAGAGGTTGTTGATAAGCTTAAAGAGCTTAACTGCGACCCTATCGAGGGTTTAGCTCGTATTGCTCAAATGGCAATGGATGAGGCAGACCTTAAAACCGCTAAGGATGCGTACAAAGAGCTGGCTCAGTATGTAGCACCTAAGCGCAAGGCTATCGAGATTGATGCGGATATTACTATCCATGATGAGATTGAAGAGCTAACAGATGAAGAGCTGCTACAGGAGATGAAAGAGCTTGGATTTATCCCACCTGAAAGCTGAGGAAAAGGAACGAGTATTGGCTGTGGCACAGGAAATGACTCGTCGTAAAGAGGTGTACAGATACAAGTCGATGTTTCCGATGATGTACGACTTTCAGCGTGACATGATACGCCTAACAGCTACTAAGAAGTCTACGCTATTGATGGCGGCAAACAGAATTGGAAAAACTTTTTCAGGAGTTTACGTTGATGCTATACACCTACTTGGCGACTACCCTGATGATTGGGATGGCCATAAATTTGATCATGCTCCTTTGTGCTGGCTACTTGGCTATTCAGGTGAAAAAACACGAGATTTATTACAGACTCCTTTGTTCGGTAGATTGGATGGTAGGGAGTTTGCTGGTGGCCTCATCCCTGCTGATCGCATTATTGATTATAGGACGATGACCGGCACCACAGGTGCTATGCGTGAGGTGCGAGTACAACACTCAAGCGGTGGTATATCTACCTGCCAATTCTGGTCATACACTCAAGGCCAGCATGCCTTAATGGGAGACTCGGTTGATTGGTATCACATAGACGAGGAACCTAAAGACCAAACCATTTATCCACAGGTTGTTACACGTACACTTACTGGCGACAAAGGAAAGGGCGGTAGAGGCATTCTAACCTTTACTCCTGAGAATGGTCGCACCGATACAGTAATAAGCTTTATGGATGAGCCTAGCGCCTCACAGGGCTATGTACAGGCTGGCTGGGATGATGCCCCACACTTAGATGAGCAGGCCAAGGCCGATATGCTTACTCAATACCCTGCCTATCAACGAGACATGCGCTCCAAGGGTGTACCTATGCTTGGTCATGGTCGTATCTATGACTTGAGCGAGGATAGCATTAAGTGTGACCCATTCAAAATACCCGACCACTGGGTTGTTATTAACGGCATGGACTTTGGTTGGGATCACCCACAGGCACACATCCAGCTTGTTATCGACTTAGACTCTAATGATTACTATGTAACACAGGCTTGGAAGAAGTCACAGACCGCACCAGAGGTCGCGTGGGCAACGATCAAACCTTGGGCAGACCCTTACCCTACCGCATGGCCTCTCGACGGCCTACAGACGGAAAAGAATGGCTCAGCGAAACAACAAAAGGACTACTACGAGGCGGCTGGTTTTAATATGCTGCCACGTCATGCCACATTCCAAGACGGTAGCAACTCGGTAGAGGCTGGCCTGTATGAAATACGCGACTTAATGATGAAAGGTAAGTTCAAGGTGTTCCATACTAACCGTGAGTTTTTCAACGAGTTCAATCAATACCATAGAAATGACAAGGGTAAGATAGCTAAAACCCTTGATGATATTATGGATGCGGTACGATATGCCTATATGATGCGCAGGTTCGCAGAGCCTTGGGGTAATAAGTTCCGCTACGATAATGCTTTTATTGAATCAAGCATATAACCGCACAAATAAGTGGTACGCTCTGAGCATATTCAATACACAAGGTTAATATTATGGCGTTTACATTTAAGTCTGGACAGTCTTTAAATACCGCAAGCGGCTGGGGTGGTGCGCCAAGCACTCAAACCAAAACAAGGCGAAGTCGCACTGTACGTGGTGGTGCCACTAAGGCCAAAGAGAAAGCAATCACCAAAGCAAATAACGCTAAGACCGTTACCGTATCTGCTGCGCCTGCTGCCAAGGTTAAGAAGGTTGTTAAGGCTAAAGCTCCTGCTGCGCCTAAGACTCCAGTTATTCAAGCGCCAAAGGTAAGTGCTGCTCCTGCTGCTAAGATCAAGGCGGCACCAGCGAAAGAAAGCTTTGGTGTACTAAAGTCTGACACTGCTGCTAAACGAGACACCACGTCTGCCACATTTATCAAGGATGTAGCCAAGCGCGCTATTCCTAAAGCTATCACTAGTATTAGTGAGCCTGACGCATTATCGGCTAGACCTAAAGTTGACGCAGCTAGTGTGAGAGAGGCGGCTTACGAGAAAGCACCTAAGCCTAAGCCTGCTGCTAATATCCCACCATTGATCGCCAAGCCTAACGCATTTAACGCGCCTAAGCCTACTATACCTAACTATGTGGAAAAGGCGCTGACTCCAAAGGTAAAGCCTGACCTGCCTGTGGATAAGTCTGTGTATGAAAAGCTAGCTGCTGAGGGTAAGGAAGGTGGTGTACTAGGCAAGGTATCTGGCATTGCTAAAGCTATTATCTCTGATAAATACCGCAATAAAGATATGAGCTACAACCAAGCTTACTGGGCCTCACGCAAGGCTGGCGGTGCTACTCAGGCTGAAATGGCGGCAGAGCAAAAAGCTATCGGTATGAAGAAAGCTTATTCTGGTGACGTTGTTGTAACTGAGTCTATGAAGCGTGAAGCGGCTGAGGCTATGAAACCAGTTAAGGGTGAGTTCCCTGAGCTACTAACCAAGGGCGTGCGTACTGTTGATAAGGAAACGTCAGGTCTATTCGGTGAGCAGCAAAAGAAAACCCTAACCTATGGTGATGGCGCTGTAATTACCACCAAGACTACTAACCCTGTTATCAAAACACCTCTCGGTGAGCTGCGACTTGGGGACAAGAAAACAACTACCTATGCCAATGGTGTTGAGCAGTACACACAAACTGGCGGTGACAAGTACCATGTTGGCGCTGAGGTTACAGGCACCGATACTCCTGCCCATATTGCTGACACAACAAAGATCGAGCCTATGGATGGTTTGAACACTGTTGAGGATGTACAGAATGCTATCGCGTCAACAACTGATGAAAAAGAGCTGGCATCATTACATGAGCGCTTGCGTTCACTTATGCGTGCTATGCGTACTCGTACCAAGTTTGGTGGCCTAGCTATCGGACAAGCAGAAACAGAAGCAACTAAGCTTGGCGGCTTGAGGATTAAATAATGGAAGCTACAGCATTGTCGCTACTAAAGCGATACAACAAGTTAAAGGCCCAGCGAGGCAATTGGGAAACCTTGTGGGACGAGGTGGCTACTTATGTGCTGCCTAACAAGGCCGACTTTATCAGTGAGAGAGCCAAGGGCGAAAAGCGTGGTACTGAGGTTTATGACTCAACCGCTATTCAGTCTAACCAGCTACTTGCTGCCAGCTTACAGGGTAGCTTGATACCAGCTAATACCCGTTGGTTTGATCTGCGTTTCCGTAGTGATGCGTTGAACGATAACCAAGAGGCAAGCGGCTGGCTACAGGAATGCGCTGAGCGTATGAACACTGAGTTCAACCAGTCCAACCTTAACACTGAGTCTGGTGAAACATTCCAAGACCTAGGCTCGTTTGGTACTGCGCCATTATTGTTTGACATTATCACCAAGGATGATGGTTCCTTTGGTGGGTTTAACTTCCAATCTCTACACCTAGGCGGTGTTATTCTGGATGTTAACAACAAGGGTAAGGTTGATACTGTATTCCGTAAATTCACATATACTGCGCGCCAAGCTCTACAAGAATTCGGTGACGATGTAGGTGAAAAGATCACCAAGGAAGCAACTGACAATCCTGATAAGCCGTTTGATTTCCTACAGGTTATTATGCCGCGTAAGCTAAAGGCTGAGCCTGAGTTTAACGCGCCACCTAAGATGCGTAAGTTTGCCTGCCATTACATTAACATTGCTGAAAAGCTACTTGTTAAGGAAACTGGCTACTATGATCTACCTATCCTAGCGCCACGTTGGGGTAAGATTA